CTCTTCCCTTGGTGGCGTGCCATTGGATCTTAGTCTTATACTCTTCTAGCATTTCCATGACATTACGATCTAAAGCTATCCTGGCGCGCTTACTCATTGATCACCTCTACAGTGTGAACAGTTCCACAACCATGCCGACATAGGCCGTTTGACAGCAGACCCAGTCTGCCGCAATGCATACACTTCACCTCAAAGAATTTGTCTTCATTCATGATACCACACTGTAGAACAGGGTGTATACAGTTAGTGCTAGGCTCTTCTGTACTAGTCCGAGAGCTATTATTACTAGGTACGACGGATTATTATTCTTCTTCTTCTTCTTCTTCTTCTCTTAAAACATTATTTTTGGAGTGGAAATAGAGGTGTCATCAAAAATGAGCCGCCAAAAGAAACCCCTAGAGCTCTGTTACACGTGAAATACCCCCTATATCGTGCGTTTTTTTGCTTTCCGTTTGTTTATTTCTGCAAGCCCATGTCTAAAATCTGCTTCTGGGTGCTTCCTGGTTGCTTTTGGGCCGCGTCGGTGATGATTGGTAACAATTTGGAGCCCAACATCTGAATATACCAGGGTTGACCATCCAATTCCTTAGTGATACCATGCAAAATAGAAAGCTGAGATCCTTCATCCGAATTTTTAAGTTCTTTGGCGGCGGCTCCCATTGCTCCAGCCCAGAACTTTTGAAAACTCTCTCTCGCTTGTGGAAGCATAAATTCCTCAAAATCAATTAACATCTGTTCTCTAATTTTTTTAGTAATCACATCCAGGGAAGATAGTAAGGTTTCGTCACTCTCGGATGACATCAACCAGGATTCTATTTTTTTCTGAGTTTTCAATGGAATCCAAATTGTATAAATTGTAAAATATAGAAAGAACGATCCAATCCAGATTAAGAAAAATAGTTGATCGGTCATATTCCAAGCAACTTTCGAACTCTCTCTTCAATCAAGGGTCTGGCATATCCCTTTTGAATTAGGCAACTAGTAATCCAAGGTAAAGCTGTATATTTGTTGTATGCGATTCCCAGGGTATCTTTAGCGTTCTTATTACAAGCTGAATAGTCATTGCGGAATTCCTGTTCATCAACAACACCAGGTATAACTTCTGCAATATCTTCTTTTAGATCTTCCTTAAGATTATCCCAGGAAGGAATTTCAATATCTTGGAAGTAAGTAATAACATCATTCAGGACGTCCATAGCTTCATCTGTTGCATGATAAAGAGAAGCCAGGACAACGGGCTGAGGTACATTCAGATCAATGGTAGGTATGGGTTCCGCGATCGCAATTAATTTAGAAACTACATCAGCTCGTGTATCAACCTTAGAAAAAGCTAACCAGGCACCAAAAATCGCAACAGGTTGCATAATACTAATTAATCCTGGTAAATATCTATTCCAATCTATACCCTTCATCAACTCCTCAAAACTGTCTTCCTTCTTTTTCTTAGCCATATTAGACCCTATAACCTGTTAAAATGCACGATATAGCCCCATTGTTAGCGCTCTCAGTCGCTTGGATTTTAACTGTACTGTTTGGTGGTATGATAAATTCAAACATTTTGGGTTGGATCCCAATATTATTAATCAGGACTACCAATTTTTCAACAAATAACGCCTGGTTATCTACATTGATCGTATAGGATAAAATTTCTCCCGCAGAAATCGAACTCCAATCAATTCCTAAAGTTACCCTGGTTAAGTAAAATGCTGACGGGTTAGTATAATCCAGTAGGGTGACAGCAGAAGAAGTAAGGGCATAACTTCCACTCCACCCGTAGATCTTACCATCCTTGGCCCTAGAAATTGATTTAGAAGGTCCTAGGGTCATGCATCATATACTCGGCCAGACAAAACCATACTCATAGGAACCCCACTAGCATCTGTATTTACAAAATTAAATCGTACTTCTGTTAATGGTGGAATAATAAAATCCATAACATAACTATTTCCTGTAGGTCTTAGGTTAGCCCCATAAACTGAATTAATGAGCATCTGACCATTAAAGAGCATTTCAAAACCGATCTTTTCACCAGCAGTAAAGTCGTTGACATCATAAGCCAGGTAAACTTTAGCTACAATTACGCCTTTCCCTGTAGCAAAACGTAAGCATTCTACAGTTTCATTTCCTACAGTTACAACACCTGTGTAACCATAACATCGGTCTGAAAGGATGGTTAATCCCTTCTGCGCTCCGCTAAAGATAGCGTTACTGCCTAATCTCGGTTTGGCCATTCAACAGATCATTCGAAATACAAAGTCACACTGAGACTGGATGCAATCGGTGTGCCGCTTGTAAATTGAAACGCTACCTGGAGATCTATATTATTGACACCTGCAACACTGAAGTTGGTAGGGACCATATTGAACTGAGTGGTTCCGCCAGCATCTGCGACATCGCCGCAAGATCCAGCTAAGGTAAGGTTTTGTTCACTCATATTAGATCCAAGTAAACGACATGCCAGGACAAAACCTTTGGTATCTGGTGCGTCTACTGCTACATCGATTCTGGAGATCCTACTGGATCCCTGGGGTGTTTGAATATTACCGAGCGAAGAACTTGACATATTATCGGTAAGCGAAAAATAGGTCTTATCTGTGGGCGTGCTGTCGTAGGTCCTGGTTATTGTTGTTACCATTTTATATTCTGAAGTAAAGCTTACTTCCTCCTAGTTTTAGTTGTGGAAATCTGCTTCGTGCAAAGGCGCCGCCTATTGCTACGAGTGAAGCAGTCACTAATGTCTTTCTTCCTGTATCGGTTCCGATCATATCAATGGCGTTACTTGCCAGGGTAGTGAAGGCCTGTCCTAATTGACCGTCAGTTACGTCCTTGATTACTCCTTCAGCCTGAAACTTACCGTTAATTGACTTACCAGCGTTCAGGTAACTTGCTATGGCAAGGCCTGAAGCCATGCCCGTCACACTTGGATGTGGAATTGTTTTCATATATTTACTCCTTTTTGGATTATTGTTCTTCTTGGTGTATGCCCGTCTTGCTGTTTTCCTCACTTGTCCTTTTCGTGTGGATCTCTTCCCGTTTGTGCGGGCTTTAGACGCCTTATAGGACTTTTCAGAAATTAATTTGCCGTCGCGGAAATACATTCGACGGCCATTGGCTCCTTTCCGAGTGTACAGTCCAACAGGCACAAGCAAATATCGATTAATCGATTATATAAGCGTTTTGTGTTACAGGCCTTTAATTGCTTTTGCACAGTGTTTGCACAGTACTCGACCCGTTAATGTTTTCTCTCCGATATAGGACCTGGTCATTGAGTCACACCTAAGACATCTTCCAGGGCTTCTATTGCTATGCATTAATCGTACCCCCCGAGTTTAAGGGTCGCTAATGTCTTTTCAGTGTTGCATGCCTGGCAATCATAGAAGGAGCCACAAACGCACTTAGAACGGCCACTATTCCAGTCTGAGATAATGATTATGAAAAAGTCATTCCAAGAAAGGGGGACTCTTCCCTTGGTGGCGTGCCATTGGATCTTAGTCTTATACTCTTCTAGCATTTCCATGACATTACGATCTAAAGCTATCCTGGCGCGCTTACTCATTGATCACCTCTACAGTGTGAACAGTTCCACAACCATGCCGACATAGG